GGCGTCCTTGGCGTACTCCTCGGCCCGGACCAGGGTCCCGTCGGAGAGGCGCTCGCGTTCAAGGAGCCAGAAGCGCGAGCCGTGCTCGTCCCCGCGGTCGCGCTCGAGGACCGTCCCGGCCCACCAGCCGCGGCGGTCCGTGCCCCCGTCGGGCAGCGGGTCCTCCTCGCGCGCGAGGCCGTCCGAGAAGAGCGAGACGAGGACGCAGGTCGTCAGGCCGTCCTCCGGTCGGAGGTCCCCGGCGAGGAGCTCCACGTCCAATGTTTCGCCGGTCGGCACGAGGGCGACGTCGATCACGGTGTAGATCCTACGCGGTCGGGACCGGCGGCCCGGTCGTTCCGCCCTGGGGATCGGAGTGGGTGTGTGAGTTGTAGGCCGTGCGAAAGGCGGCGAGCGTCCCGACGGAGTCCTTCACGTTCGCCCCGGCCTCGAGGTTCGCGGTCGTCGTGAGCTTCCCCGTCACCTCGACGTCTCCCGTGACCTTCACCTTGCCTGGAGCCAGCACCTCGACGGAGCCGTCGGCCCTGAGGGTGATCCGAGCCTTGAGGGTGCCCCCGCCGACGGAGTAGAGGCCGGCCTCGCCTTCCGCGAGCCCGAGCGGGCGGGTCCGGCGGTCCTCCTCGGCTACGACGACCGGGTGGTCGCGGTTCCCTCCGAGGCAGAGCACGACGACCTCCGCGCCCGCCGGCGCGCGCGAGAGGAAGCCGAAGTGGGCCAGACGCTCGACCCTCGAGAGCGTCTCGCCCGCGAGCACGGCGACCACGAGCTCCTGGGCCTTCTTCTGGTCGTTCGACGAGCGCAGCACCCCGCGCTGGGCGAGCGTCTTCACCCGGTCGAGCACGGGCCGCACGAGCGCGCGTACCGTCTGGAGCAAGTTCGCCACGGCCTAGAACCCGCCCTCCTCGTCCTCGCCCCAGCCGACGTCCTCGTCGGGGTCCACCTCGGGCTTCGGGTCGAAGGCGTCGGCGCGGATCAGGGAGAGCTCGGAGAGGCTCCCCTGCTCGCGGTCGCGGGTCAGCCGGAGCTCGGAAACGAGCAAGGTCTGGTCCAGGGCCGCGCCGGAGAGGACGACGTGCGAGAGCTCGTTCAAGCGCCAGAGGCGTCCGCCTGGCTTCTGGCGCCACCCTCGGACCGTGACGGTCACGACGGCCGCGCGGGCCGCGCGGACGGAGGCCTCCCAGCGCGCGCGGTCCTGGGCCCCCTCGAAGGCGAGCGCGCCCTCGGCCAGCACGAGCAGCGGGCGGAAGCGCTCCACCCCGGGGTCCTCGGCGGTCGCCTCGACCAGGGCGGCCTGCTCCCCGTAGAAGTCGTCGGCGCCCTGGACCTGGGAGCGCACCACGTAGCGCTGGAAGCGCTGGCGCCCGCTCTCCCGGACCGACCAGGCCAGGACGTTCCGGCCCTCGATGATGGCCACGTCGGCGAGGTTCTTCCCAGGCCGCTCGAGCACGAGGCCACCGTCCCCCGAGGCGTGGACCAGCACCCCGCGGAGCCGGCAGGCCCGCTCGACCGCGCTCCAGGCGGTCTCCCCGGGCTGGCGCGCGAAGCGCGAGAACGGCTCGACCTCCTCCTCGAGGAGGCTCCGGACCTCCACCCCGAACGGTTCTGCCAGGAGCTCGACCAGGCGCTGCAGGTCGACGTCGAGCCACTCGCCCGGCTCGGAGAGGTCCGAACAGTCGACGAGGTCCGCAGAGCGGTCCCGGCCGGAGGCCGAGAGCGAGCGGCTCCGGGCGTCCCCGCGGGCCTCGAGCTCGTCGACGTGGCCACGCACCAGGAGCTCGCCCCCTACGCGCACCTCGACCTCCTCGCCGACCCGGAGCGGGGATGGCACGGCCCCCGAGGCCTTGACCTGGAAGGTCCCGGAGGCCGCCTCGAGCGAGAGCGCGACCTCGACCGCCTCCCACCCGACGAGCTTCCGGCCGCCGACCACGAGCTCGAGCTCCTCCTCGGCGACGCGCGGGCTCACCGGGAAAGGACCAGGAGCGGGACGCCCCCGGGCACGCGGGAGGGGTGGCGGACGGCGTTCCGGCGGACGACCTCGGCGTCCCGAAACGGGTCCTGGTAGAGCGAGTGGGCGACCACGAGGGCCGGCGTGGTCGCCGGCAGGGTGAGGGAGCGGAGCGAAGGCAGGTCCTGGTCGGCCGGCGGGACGCTCGTCGCCAGCACGCTACGGAGCCTCTCCAGGAGGGGCACGACGTCGTCGGCCGCCAGTTCCTCCAGCGCGTCGAGCTCCGCCCCGAGCTCGTCCCGGGCCTCCTGCGCGTCCGCGAGCGTCTCCCAGGAGACACGAGCCGCGGCGCGGACGGCCCCGGCGACGGCGCCCGTCCGGATCAGCTCGGCCGTCAGGCGCCCGTTCTCGGCCGCCTGGAGCCCCTGGGCGTCGTCCCCGAGGCCCTCGAGCGGGGGAAAGTCGAAGAGGGCCCGGTAGGCCTCGAGCGCCCCGGAGGCCGTGCCGGCGGCGTCCATGACGGTGTCCAGGGTCCCGAGCACCCGGGCGGCGAGGTCCGCCGGCGCGGTCACGAGCTCGGAGAGGTCCACGAGCAGGCTCGACAGCTCCGATTCGAGCTGCTCGACGGATCGGAGCGCGCCGGAGAAGACGTCGAGGCGCCGGAGGGTCACGGACATGCTCCGCACGACGGAGGAGACCGCCTCGCGGGCCTGCTCGACCACGCCCGCCGTCTCGACGCCCCCCGCGAAGGCCGCGGAGGCTCCGGCCCCGAGGGCCGTCCCGGCCTGGTCGGCGGCGGCCGGCCCGTCGACCGCGGCGTTCGGCTCGAGCTCCTCGCCGACCTCCACGAACTCGGCCTGGAAGCGGACCATCCGTCCTTCGTCGGTCGACTCCCGGAAGCGGAAGGAGCGGCAGAGGGAGAGCAGCGACCCGAAGGTCGGGTGGACGAGCAGGCGCCCGGGCCTCGTCGGGAAGCCGGGGGACGCCTGCTCCATGGCGTCGCGCAGCCGGTCCCGACGCTCGGCGTAGTCGTCGCCGACGAGGTAGCCGTCGACCGAGATCGAGCGCGCGTCGCGCCCGAGCTCCTCCACAAAGGGCCGGTCGCGCAGGGGGTACTCGTGCACCACGGCCCGCCGCCCGCCGGAGAGCTCGCTCTCGCGCACCCCGAAGGGGATCCCCGAGAAGCTCGCGGGGCGCAGTCGGTCCTTCCAGTCGGGCATCGGAGGGGAGAGCCGGCCGAGGTCCCGCCGGCCGAGGCGGTCCCGGTCCGTGCTCCTGGTCCGGTCCCGCGCGCGACCGGGGAGCACGCGACGCGACCCCGGCCGACGACCTGGCGGGCCCCGGCCGGCCCGGGCGAGCGTACTAGCCCGAGAGGCCCGCGGCGAGCACGTACCCGGCGTCGACGTCTATGGGCACGTCGCCGGTCTGGCTGGCCCGGACGCGGGTCCCGGCGGGCGTGTTCGTGAACTCGACCTGCACCCGGCCCGAGACGTCGGCGCGCGCGGCACCCGCTCCGGCGCCCGTCCGTCCGAGCGCGCGGACCCTCTCGGGTCCGGCGGCGGGTCCGGCCGGGAAGGCGAGCGCGTCTACGGCGGGCCGATCCGTCTTCGGGCCTCCGAACGCCTCGCTGTTCGTCCCGTTGATCGCGTCGATAAGGTTCATGACGTCTAGGGCGATCGAACCGATGGCGACGGCCAGCACGGCCCAGGGACCGGCGGCGCCGAGGATCCCGGCGAGCTTCCCGCCGAGGTTCGCTGCGCCGAGGAGGCTCCCGACCTTCGCGAGCGCGGAGAGCCCCGTGGAAAACTGCCCGACCAGGATCAGCGCCGGTCCGACCGTGGCGGCGACGGCGCCGAGGGCCACCGTCCAGCGCTGGGTGGCCGGGCTCAAGGTCTGGAACCAGGCGAAGATCCTGCCCGCGACCGTCGCCATCTGCCCGAGCCCCTCGATCAGGCCGGAGCGCGCGACCGTGACGAGGAGCCGTTCCCACTTCGCGTTGAACTCCTCGAGCGTGCCGACGCCTCCGCCGAGCTGGACCTTGGCGAGCCGGTCGGCGGCCCCGCCGGCGCCGCGTAGCTCGTCGGCGAAGGTGCGCGCGTCCTCGGAGGTCCTCACCAGCCCGAGGGCCGTCGCGCCGAGCTTCGGACCGAAGATCGAGAGCGCCTTCCCGGCGTCGAGGCCTCGCGCGCGGAATAGCCCAAGGATCTCCTCGAGCGGGCGCATCCGAACCGCGCCGTCCGCGCCCATCTTCGAGAGGTCGGAAGCGTCGAGCCCGAGGGAGCGGAGCGCGCGCTGCGCCTCCTGGCTAGGCCTCCGGAGCTTCGCGAGCGTCTGGCCGAAAACGGCCGCGCCTTCGGCCCCCCCCTTGCCGAGGTCCGCGAGCCGGTCGAGGATCGCGGCCGTCCCGGGGAGGTCCTGGTCGAAGGCCTTGGCGGCCCTCGATGCCTCCACCAGGCCCTCGGCGAGAGGGGATAGTTCCTGCTCGCCCCGCGCTGAGGCGAGGGCCAGGAGGTCGGTGACCTCCGCGGCGCTCGAGGCCGAGAGGCCGTAGGCGTCGAGCACGTCGACGGTGAGCTTCGCCGCGGTCGCCTGGTCCTCGCTCGCGCTGGTCGCGAGCGCTATCACTCCGGGGAGGGTGGTCTCGACCTCGGCGAGCGTCATGCCCGAGTGGGCGAGCTCGAGCATGGCGGCGGCGCTCTTTCGCGCGGTCGTCGGGATCCCCTTC